CCAGCAAAAGCCAGGGCTTTATATCGTAAAAGTAAGCAGCGCTTCCCCTGTTACTTTTACCTTCGAAGGGTCGAACCTGGCACTAGACCCCGACCTTTTCGAAATACCGAACGAATATAAACCCCTAGCGAAAGGGCAGCGCTTCTTTACCCTTCCTATACTGGGGCATTATGACAGCCAGCGCTGGGGTCTTATTCAGAAGATTAACTAGGGGGCGATCTTATGGCGGAAGAATTCGAACGACGTAGCCCTGTATTCGACTGGGAAAAAGGGGACTTCGCCCTGGACCCTGGCGGGAATGTAATAACTGCTACAGAAGGGGCTGCAGCCGAACAGATACTTATAAAAGCCCTGCAAACTACGCGCGGGGTCTATATGATCTACGGGAATCTGGAAGACGAAGACATGGACCATAAATACGGGTCAGATATTCCAGACATTGCAAAAGATCATACAGTAAGCCGATCTGTTAAAGAAGATGAATTTAAAAGGGCAGTTGAAGAAGCCCTTATATACCTGGACTGGGTAGAAGGTGTAGAAGACATAGAAATAAGCTATACCGCGGGGGAAGTTGACGAAGTAGAAATAAGCTGCAACGTTACAACGATCTTCGACGAAGTTATAGCATTGCAGGGGGTGTCTATAAATGGCTAGGGAACCTTTTACGCCCGTATTCGAAGAAGACGAAAGTACAATTAATGAACGTATGCTGGAAAGGGTAGAAGACACTTGGCGAAAAGAGCCTGGTGACTTTATGTATGACGCAGTAGTACCTTCTTCCCTAGAAATAAAAACTCTACAAATGCAGCTGGACGAAACGCTTAAAAATGCTTTCACCCTTTTTGCAGAAGGTAACTATATGGACCATAAGCTGCTAGACGTAGGGCTGGAAAGAAACCAGGCTACACCGAACAAAAGGCAGCTGCGGATAGAAGCGGACGCGGGGGTAGAAATTCCAGCGGGTTATACGATAAGCGCCGTAATAACGGATGAAAGCGGGAACCCGATCGAATTTACAACAGATGTAAAAACAACCTTCGCGACTACTGGAACCCTTACAATAAATCTTACAGCTGTAGTACCTGGAAACGAAGGAAACCTGGCGACTGGTACGCAGTTTATTTTAATGCCACCGATCGCTGGCGTTAGAACTATTACTGACCTGGGAACTACGACCCCAGGAACAGATATAGAAGACGACGAAAGCGCCTATGAAAGATACAAATACAAAGTACAAAACCCAGATACTGGTGGGAATAAATTCGATTACGTAACCTGGGCTATGGAAGTAGACGGGGTAGGGACTGCTAAAAGTATACCGCGATGGAATGGGAACGGGACTGTAAAAGTAGTCATAGTCGATAGTACCCTGCAGCCAGATAGCGGTACGCTGGTCGCTGCGGTCCAGGATTATTTAGACCCAGGTAGTACAGGAATGGGCGACGGAAAAGCGCCTTTAGGGGCTACTGTAACAGTAGTAAGCGCTACGGCGAAGACTATTAATATTACAGCTACTGTTACGTACTTGGCTGGTTACACAGCTACAGAAGTAAAGGCTAACTTCGAAGCTTCTTTTATGAAGTACCTGGAAGAAATGATTTTTACAGAAAAGCCTATACTTTATAACAAAATCGGAAGCTTATTAATCGGAACGCCAGGCGTAGAAAACTATACAGGGCTAACTGTAAACGGGGGAACTGCAGATATACCAGTAGGCGCCGAAGAAGTAGCAGTTAAAGGGACGATAACCTTATGATAAGTGAACGCGGGCAGCGTATGGTAGAAGAAGCCCCTAGTTACTACCAGGACGCTTTAACTTATCAACAGATACAGGACGCGAAAGCCCAGGAATACGATCTGTTACAGGAAAAGATTGAAGACCTACGGCTGCAGCTTAACCCAATGACTGCGACCTGGGGACTTAAATACTACGAAAAAGAACTAGGCTTACCATCAGACGAAGCAAAGCCTATAGAAGACCGCCGTAGTAATGTAGTAAGTAAGCGGCGGGGCTTTGGTAACTTTAGCGCTAGCCTGGTTAAAACAGTCGCCCGATCTTTTACGAACGGGGAAGTAGATGTAAAGAACTTCTTAAAGAATCTCTTAAACTTAAAAACTAACACTTTTACAGCTGGGTATATAGGTAACGACGGGGTTATAGTAACTTCTACAACTACCTGGACCCAGGACGAAAATAAAGTAGTAGTCGATAATAGTACGGCAGATAACGGCGGGATTGTATCGGACTTCTTAGGAGTATCGCCTTTATTTCCTGTATCGTTTGCTGCTAACCCTATAAACGCGGCGGACGTATCTTACGTATCTGTAACCTTTTTTACTACGGGGAAGGTATTCATAAACAGGATATTAGGAAGCCTGGGGACTACTAAGCTGGAAAACGTACAACCGCCTAGTAATGCAGCTTACGCAAGGGTTAACGTAAGATTTAAAGCTGGTACAGGTATGCAAGTAAGCCCACAGCTGGAAATCGGAACAGCTGCTACAAAATACGAACCTAGAAAAGATTACGAACTAGAAATTAAGTTTGTAAGTAATACAGGCTTACCGCCGAACCTGGACGACTTTAAAGCAGCTATAGATAACATTATACATGCACACTTAGGCGTAACGTACCGATACAGGTACCTAACAGTAAGCGAAGTACAAGCTTTGACTATCAATCAATTAAACAGTACCCAGCTTACGAACTTCGCGCCATTCTCGGACATATACGCTTAAAGGGGGTTAACATATGCCGAATAATACGCCAGAATTACAGCTTTATAAATACGACCCAGCGACCGACGGGGACCAGAATTTTAATATAGAAACAGGTATTAACCAGAACTTAGACAAGATTGACGCGAACGCCGTATTAAATAAAGATCATAGAAACAATAAAAGCAACCCGCATAGTACTACAGCCGCACAGGTCGGGGCTTACACTAAAGCAGAAGCCGATAGCATGGCACAGGGAAAAGCGGACACAGCACAAACGGCAGCTGTAAACTTCGCGAAAGGTTACGGGCTGGGGGATGTAGCAAAACTTTTAGCTGCTGCTACGGATTTGAATACAGCACTAACTACAGGATTTTATAGGGGTAATCAGCTAGTAAATAGACCGCCAGCAGTAACTGGTCAAAACGCTTCTTTTTGGCACTATGTCATTGTAATTCAGCATGACGCTAATTACGTAGTACAAACAGCCTGGGAATACGCTACAGGTGTAATGTTTACTAGGGCGTTTCATAATAGCGTCTGGTCAACCTGGAAACAAATTGAAACAACAGCAGGAGCCCAGGCTAAAGCGGACGCGGTACAAACTAACTTAAATACCCACGCTAATAATAAAAGTAACCCTCACGCCGTAACAGCAGCACAAACAGGGGCTTATACAAAAGCGGAAGCCGATAATATGGCACAGGGTAAGGTCGACAGTCACGCAAACAGAACAGACAACCCACATAACGTGACAAGCCAGCAACTTAACGCTTTGGCTATGAAAAACGCGGACGTACTGGGAATAGACTACCCTAAAGGAATTTCATACTTTGCTATAAATGGCGGGATAGCTGCAGGGTACCCAGTAGACCTGGGAGTAGCTTTAACAATTAACGACAGCAGCTTTAGGTTTACACAGTATGTAACAGAAAATAGCTCAAGTTCTAATAAGCTTTTCATAAGGAAGTATAGAGAAGATACGGGATGGACAGCTTTTACACAGCTGGAAGATACTGTAGGAAGCCAGGCTAAAGTAAACGCGCACGAAGCGAAGAAGGATAACCCCCACGCGGTTACAGCGTCGCAGGTAGGGGCTTACACAAAAGCGGAAGCAGACGGAAAGTACGAAACACCTAGCGGAGCGCAAGCTAAAGCAAACCAGGCGGAAACAGACGCCATTAACTGGGCGAAGGGTTACGGTTTAGGTACTAATATAACTTTAAAGAATATAGACCTTAACTCTTTAGTAGATTCGGGCTTTTATGGGTCTGATCGGGGAATTACGACTACGTTAAACGGACCGCCGCGGGTAACTGGGGACCACTCATATGTATACCTAATTGTTATAAAGCACGATAGCGCGGCAGCTTGGGTTACACAAATAGCCTTAGATTATAACAATATAGCTATGTGGACCAGAACGAAAAGCAGCGGAACCTGGAAAGCTTGGGTACAGCAAGAAACAACAACAGGCGCCCAGGCTAAAGCGGACGCAGTACAAACTAATTTAAACAGCCATACAGGAAATAAGTCGAACCCCCACGCTGTAACAGCTGCACAGGTAGGGGCTTACACAAAAGCGGAAGCAGACGGAAAGTACGAAACACCAACAGGCGCGCAAAATAAAGCTAACGCAGTACAAACTAATTTAAATACACATACGGCGCGGACAGATAACCCACATGACGTAACTAGTAAACAGGTTAACTTTCTTACTGAAAACACAAAAGCGCCTACAGACCTTCACGACGGTTATCCAGAAGGTATAAGCGTAATGTTTATAAGAAACCTAACAACTTGGCGGGACAGCGTAGGGGGTGGGTCTACTTACGGGTTTGTAACCACCTTTAGAACAGGTACTGCAGCCTACCAGACTTATATGGAAATGCAAACAGGAACTTCGACAAGCAGCAGCTTAAATAAACAATGGATGCGCCACAAAAGGGACTCGAACGCTTTTTGGCAGGACTGGGTACAGATAGAAACAACAGACGGCGCCCAGGCTAAAGCAGACGCGGCGAAAAACGCCGTACAAGCTAACTTAAATACACACCAAAACAATAAGAGTAACCCGCACGCAGTTACAGCTTCACAGGTAGGGGCTTACACCAAAGCAGAAGCAGACGGTAGATACGAAACACCTTCTGGGGCTCAAGCTAAAGCGAACCAGGCAGAAACGGACGCGATAAACTGGGCTAAAGGCTTCGGGCTGGGGGACGTAGCGAAAGACTTGAGTAATACTGATCTTAACACCCTGGATGTTTCTGGCTTTTATAGGGGTAACACTATGACTAACGCCCCAGGTACTGGATGGTTCTATGTTATTCATATGAAGCACACCAGCACCTATAAGCTACAGATCGCTATAGACTTCTTTATAGCTGGGAAAATGTATCAAAGGGTCAATAATAACGGTGCATGGTCCAGCTGGTCACAGTATGAAACAACTAGCGGCGCCCAGGCTAGAGCAGACCAGGCAGAAACAGACGCTAAGAACGCTTCTTTACCGCGGGCTGGTGGTACTATGACTGGGGACTTAACTATAGATAAAGTTTATCCTAGAATAGTTTTGGTCGACGACGACGCAAACAACGTACGAACATATGCTATGTTAGGTTATCTAGGTAACTTAGAATTCCGCGTAGCTGGCGCGGACGCGGCACAATGGAAAATGAAAATAGGCGCTACTGAAACATCTTTTAATCATCAGATTATTAAATTGATGTACGGAAAAGCACTTGAAATGTCCTCAGATGAAGCGGTACGGATACATGCTGGGGAAAGCGGAAGCTATATAAAAATGGCTGCAGACGGTAAAGTAAACTTCTACAAATTAGGAGATACGGCTTTCCAATTCGAAGGTGGCGGAACTTCGAATGGTTCAATAATGTCAGGGCAGACGCGAATCAAGTTTTTAGCGAGTACAGCAACGCTGCAATCTCGAAACTATGGAGATACAGCCTACGCACCTATGCAAGCTTCGACCTTTGACACAGCTTCTAAGCGAGACTTTAAAACGAATATCAGACCTTTTGAATTTAACGCGCTAGATATGGTAAAAGATACTGCTATCTATAATTACAACCTTAAAGAAGACTTTAATATCTATGACGAAGAAGGGAACGTTATAGGCAAAAAAGACGTTTCAGAAGTTGACCTAAGAGCGGGTTTAATTTTAGACGAAGCGCCCGAATTCATCAGACGTAAAGATACTATAGACCTATACTCTATGACAGGTATAGTATGGAAAGGTCTACAGGAAGAAGCACAACAAAAGGACGCGAAAATAGCAGAACTTAAAGACCAACTTAACGAACAGAATACCTTAATAGCGCAGCTTTCAGCTAGACTTGACGCCTTAGAAAGTAAGCAGACATAAAACGAAGCCCCCAAAACCTGGGGGCTTTTTTTATTGGAAAGGAGCGTAGGAAATGGAAGAAATTAAAGGACATCTGCAGCGGCTTAACGCCGAAATGATCGAAGTAAAAAGGCGTCTTCAAAGGTCAGAAGAAGCGGACGAAAGACACGAAGAAGACATACGGGAACTTTACAAAGCGCAGGAAGGTACTAAAGTCTACGTAACCCAGATACTAGGCAGCATTCAGCAGCTGGAAACGAAGCTTTTCGGGCTTATAACGAATTTAACAACTAGCCAGGAAAAAGAACGTAACGCGGAAAGAAAAGAACGAAGTAAGACAGCGCAGCTATGGATCGACTTCTCAAAATTTGTAATAGCGGCGACGATCGGCGCTATAGTTTTATACCTATTTCAAGCAGGGGGCGGTAAATAATGACGACAATAGCAGGAATTGATTATGGGATTTTACCAGTAGAAGATATTAGAAACCTTATTCGAATAAGTAATACTGTACCAAAATCCTACAGAAATGTAGAAGCGATCGACAGCGTAGCCATACACCAAAGTTTAACAAAGACTGGGGACGCCTTCGCTTTTGCTAACTATCACGTAGGAACAAATGGCTGGTCTTGTATGGGCTATACCTACGTAATAAAGACAAACGGCGTAATACAAATAGCTGCAGACTTAAACGTAAGAACGCCGCACGTAGGAAACCATAACAGCCGATCTTTAGGAATCTGCATAGTAGGCGATCTTCGCTACAGCCAGCCTACAGCAGCGCAGTATACCAGCTTATACGGCTTAATCGCTGTATTAATCGCGTATAAAGGCTTACCTAAAATTAAAAGCGCGATAAACTTCTGGGGTCACCAGGAATATAGCGGCTACGGCTGGAAACAATGTCCTGCTTTAGATATGGACAGCTTACGCGGAAATATTGCTGCTGGTACAACTGGGGAAGTTAAACATAACTTTAACAATGACAGTAAGCGACTTATCGTACTTCCAGCAGATTGTAAGCCACGCGAAACGATCGAAGAACCTGTTAAACAAGTCGAACAGCCTAAGGCAGAAGCACCTAAAGCCCGTACTATCCTTAGAGAAGGTTATACAGGCGAAGATGTTAAGCAGCTGCAGAACGACTTAAATAAAATTGGCTTTAAGTTAGTCGTAGATGGAATCTACGGACCAGCAACAAAAGCAGCCGTAAAAACTTTACAAGGTCGAGCGAATTTAGATAAAGATGGAATCTACGGACCGAATACAAACAACGTATTGCAGGCTATCTTAAAAAGCCCAACGAAAACAGCAGCAAAGAAACACAATATACCTACAGGAACTTATAGACTTAACGACAAAGGGCAAGGCGTCCGTGATCTACAGGAAGTATTAAAAAATCATAAGCCGCAGTTTGACCCTGGAACAATTGACGGAAAATACGGACCAAAAACTAAGGACGCCGTAAGAAGGTACCAGGAATACTACGGCGTGAAACCTTATGACGGAATTTACGGAAATAAAACAGAATCTAGTCTTAAAAAGACTTATAAATAAGGGGCTGTTACTATGGCAGAAAATGCGAAAACAGTATTAAAGAAGAAAAAAGAAGGACTTAAGGACCGACTTAAAAACCCTGTATTCTTAGCAGCTGCGGCAGGCTTCGGGTATGCAGGCTACAAATGGTTAGGAAGTAAGTATAACTTCGAAACTATCAGCCTGGAAGACTGGCGTATGCTAGTCGATCTAGCAGCCTACGTATTTATTGGGTCTGGGATTTATAGCACCTTCGGCAAGAAAAATTAATAAAGCCTGGCAGAAGGGGCGAACCCCTGCCAGGAACCTTACACTTTTACCCTTTCCTTACCTAGCCTTCGGGCTAGGTCTTTTTTGTTTGTCTGAAACTATTTACGGCGTAATACGTATGTAATAGAATTAAAAGTAAAATATGGTAAAAGGGGGAGTTTTATATGCGTAGTTTAACAGTACCGATTATTAAGGGCGTACCAGGAATCGAAGGTAAAAAGGTAGCTATCTTTAAGACGAAAACACCGAAGCTTTTAAAATTCCAGGCGGGGCTTTCATTAACACAAAAGAAAAGCGTAGCTAATGTAGAATGGGAACACCAGGAAGGACGAAGTGCGGGTAAAGCTGCAGTAGGGGCGATCGGCGGCGGAATACTTGCTGGTCCATTAGGTTTAATAGCTGGGGCAGCGATCGGAGGAAAGAAAAAGGACCAGTCTACAGCTGTAATTACGTTCGAAGACGGCGGGCAGTTACATGTAAGACTTACAGCTAATGAATATGAGGGAATTCTTAAAATGCTTTCTTAATACCTATTAATACTATAAATAGTAT